GTAGATATTACAAAGGATTTCTACCCTAATCGAGCAGCTAGGCGTAAGGCAAAGGGAGAGAAGATTGAGAAATACCTCCCTTGTCCAAACTGCAAATAGGGATAGTGCCACAATAAAGGAGGATGATATGGTAGTAGCATTATTGGTATTAATTGTTTTGATGGAACTTGTAAGGTTGGTGTTATACGTTCAGGACTCTAATCGTGTTCGCACAACTAATGAGCTTATTAGAGAGCAACACGAAAGGGCAACAGCCTTTGCAGAGCAACAAAACGATGAATGGAAAAAGATTAGGGAAGCCGAGATTGAAGAGCTTCGCCAGGTAGCTAAAGAGTCAGATACCATGAAACAGATTTATGATGAGTGGGTTAAAGCTAAAAGAGTTGTTTGAGATAGTGCAGTAAAGGAGATGAGGATGAACAGTAAACAAAAACTCGACAGTTCAAAAGAAGATGAGGTAGTCGAGAGGATGGCAAGGGTAGGATTTAACACTATATTTGAGGATGAGTGGGATGAACTTAACCCAATCTCCAGTGAGCATACCTTATGGTTACAGATAGCATCTAATATGCTTACTGAATTAAGGCGAACATGGGAAGAGTCGAAAGGAGTGAATCGTGGAAGGAATATTGATGAAGCCCTGGAAAACAAAGGCCATTGCTGAGGGCGGTACTGATAGGCTATGGCAGACACGAAGGATTATAAAGCCTCAGCCAAACGGAGGATTATTTTGGGGTTGTGTAGGCGGTAAAGGTTTTGGGTTTTTTGATAGAGAGTCTAATAAATATAAGCCTAGATATAAAGTAGGCGACACAGTGTATATCAAAGAGGCATTATATCGTCATCCATATTTTAATGAGGCAGGTTATCTTCGTGACGAAAGTCCTGTCTTTGTTAATCAGACTATAGGCGATATGCTGAAGTGGCGTTGGAAGCGAGACATATTGACTGGAATGTTTATGCCCCAAGAAGCAGCCCGTGTCTTTATTACGATATTAGATGTGAGGGCTGAGAAATTGTATCTGCCATTATCACCGGAGGAATTTGAGCTTGAAGGCGGTGATCAAGCACTGCCATTGTTAAAACTTATAGATGACAAGTGGGTGTTTGTCTATACTTTGAAGCTAAAGGAGGCCAAATGAAACCAACAATAACAGATGAATCAAGCGGTGTGGTGGTGAGCAACCCTGAATACATAGCCCGTCAAAAGGGGAGAGAGGAAGTGGTGAGGTGGATAGAGAAAGAGAGTTGCATTGCTGAGGATGTGTGGCTGGCACAGTTAAAAGAATGGGGAATTGAGAGGTGAATGATGAACAGTAGAGTAGCTCGAAAGTTAAGGAAATACAGCAAAAGGAACTGGATTGAGTATGTCAGAGCTATAGAGCAGTGGCCTTTTAGTGCCAGACTACGCTTTGCCTGGCATATTCTGAAACCAAGACGGAGGAAATAATGGCAGGGATATGCTACACAACGAGCCATAAAAGAGGGGCTTTGTATGCGATTGAATGTGTTAAGAATGGCATCATTAGCAAAGAATCTAAAGGCAAGGATGCCTCATTCGAAAGGATACTGCTGGAGGAGTGGTCTAGCTATGAAGGCTATGAGGGTGCAAAGGAAGTTCTCGCCCAGTTAAGCAGGCGTGGGAAACAAGGGGTTACCCCTCTGATATAATAAGGAGCAAGTAATGCCATCTAAAGCCACCAAACCAGTAGCATTTAGAGTGCCGAACGAAGTGTATAATATCCTGGTAAGAAGGGCAAAGAGGAAGAGAATAGGGCTGTCAGAGTACCTGAGAAGGAAGGCTGTTTACGATGCAACCAAGCCACATTAAGGAGGAATGATGGAGGTATGGTATGGATGAGCCAAAACTGGCAGAGAACGACTTGGTAGAGCGGCTAAAGACGAGATGCTAGAAGTAGGGAAAATTATCTATGCTAAAGAGGGGGAAGCAGGAAATGTGGGAAGAATTAAAAGCTAAAGGCATCAAGCCCTTCTATGAAGATGAGTCAGTTATAATAATCAACGATGATTGCCGGAATGTTTTGCCACTCTTGCCAGACAACTATGTAAGCCTTGTGCTGACTGACCCGCCGTATTATGGATATGAAGACTATGACTGGAGCATAGTAAATTTGGTAGGTTTGCTTCCCCATGTTCGTGGCTTTGTCTTTTGGAAAGGTAGCGATTTCCCTCTACTGTTTACAGCAAGGCATATTTGGGCAAAGGCTAACAGAAATATAGGAAATAGTGGTGAGCAATACGAGGAAATCTATGAAGTAAATGGCAATGCCACTGGTTTAGTTTTACGCCACGCTGTTATAGATTCAGAAATGAACGCACAACTAAATGGAGATGTATTTTATGATCACCCCACACAGAAGCCGATAAAATTGATACGCAGATTATTAGCACCAACAAAAGGAGTAATCATAGACCCATTTATGGGTAGTGGCACAACATTAAGAGCAGCCAAAGACCTCAACCGCAAGTGCATAGGCATAGAGATAGAGGAGAAGTACTGCGAGATAAGTGCTCGCAGATGTTCCCAGTCCGTCCTAAAGTTAGATGTTTGATATACTCCCTGCGTTATGATATAGTAAAGGTATAGTAGTAAGTAGGGGGTAGATATGGGAGCACCGAAAGGTAAGAGACAAGTAAAGTGGAGCGAGCAAAAAGAGAAGGTGAGGGAATTATACTGGGGAAGAGGAATGACCGCTGACCAGATAGGTGAAGTATTTAATGTCTGCGGTGCTGCGGTAAGGGATGCGATGCATCGGCTCGGTATAGTAATGAGAAATAAATCCCAAAAGACATTAGGCGCAAGGAATTATAGGTGGCAAGGCGGAAGATTTATAAATGGTGATGGGTATGTAGAGATAAAATTATTTCCTGATGATTTTTTCTATCCGATGGTTGGCAGACGGGGTTATGTTAAAGAGCACCGTCTTGTAGTAGCGAAGGCAATGGGCAGATGCCTTCATTCGTGGGAAATTATTCACCACAAAGGAGTTAAATATCCCAAAGGTAGCAGAGAAGATAAACAGGACAATAGGTATCCTGAGAACCTTCAACTTGTTACGGATGATAGACATAAGCAGATAACAATTCTTGAAAATGAAATTGCGAGACTAAAAAAGAGATTAAGTAAATATGAGTAAAAGCGGTGTAGTCAAAGTGTTATGAATTTTAGTCTTTGACAACAAACTCTTCAAACCTTGACTGATACCCGCACACAGGGCATTGCTCGAACTCGTTAATGACAATCAGTTCTACACTGTAGGTGTATCCGCATCCAGGACATTTGAGTTTATGCACTTCATGCAAAACTTCACCAGCTTAAAACTATGTCCAACAGGTTGATAAACGCCAACGTACTTATGACCTGGCGGAAACCACCCCTTACACTCCATGCTATGCGTGGTTCTTTTGCACTCCATTATCTTGCCAGAAAGAATCTTACATCAAACCCTTGCCAATCTTCCATCGTCTGTGATAGCTCGCCAGTCTGCGGTTCAATAAACCAAAGCTCGTTGTCCTCAGAGTAAAAGAAATTCAATGCGTGTTTCGTTGTCCAGAGAAGTCCAGCGAACTTACCGTAGAGATCAGCAGCATAATCGTCGCAGTCGTGAACCTCGGCCACGTACTTGATGCTGGCTACTTCTTCAAGCTCACGGGCGGAGATTATAACATTTTTGTTATATATTTTAACGTCAATATCGGGTAGATAAATCTCAGCCTTATCATCACCCATTTCTTCCAGCTTATCTAGCAGGATAGACGATGCTGTGTTAATATCAATCACTCCAGCAGGCTTTAATTCTGTTGAGTCTTTCTTGAAGAAATCAGTTAGCCAGCACATATCTCAGTTCACCTGGTTCCTTAGCATAGTTTCAATCCTGGTTATTCTTGTATTCAAATCATCCAGCTTTAGCATAATGGAAGCCTGGTTATTCTGGTATGCTTGTATGAGCTCACGATTGAACTTCACTTGTTGAGTGGTTGTGCCATATCCAAATGCAAATACTGCTATCTGGACAACCAGAAGCACAATTATCGAAATGACAGCAGGGTTTACCCTAATTCCTTTGTTGACTTCACTCACGGCACTCTCCTATAATACCTTCATGGACTCCAAAGTATAATGCAGCATCGGTCTCTTTTCATCCTGGTCGAACACCTCTTCTTCTTTGAGAACTCTTACCCTTACCGTATGCTCAATGCCGGAAACATCGCCCAGGGTGCAAACGGTATCTCTCAGGGTATCAATAAAAGCCCTGATAGCACTATAGGTATAAGCAGTTGGCGGCATAATATTATTCTTGAGCCTTAATCCTTTGTCGCACTTGATAGTATGGGTGAATTTAGCAATAGCATCCATCAAGATAAGGCATTTTAGATTGTGATAATTTAGAACAGGCGGTACTGTTTCGCTGTCTCCCACGAAGTCCAACTTCAGATTCATCATGGTTGACTCAATATTGGTAAAAGATTTCGTCTGCTCAGGGCTGGTATCAATATCAGCAAGAGCGGTGAAAGTAGCCCCATCATCAATAGAGTAATTAGCGGTGATATAGTTTGTCGCTGTCAGGCTCTCACTATTGACATATAACTGCTGCCATCTTTTATCAGTGGCGTAGAGCAGAGACGCATAGCGTGGTGTCCACAGGCTGCCCGCAGTGTAAAATCTATAATCCGCATCGGCGGTAGCATCATTGGTTACAGGCAGATAGACTTTATAGACGTTCTCAGTAGATACCGTTGAGCCAAGATAGAGATAAGGTCTGCCCTCGACACTTGAAACGAAAGCCGTTGATACGTCAGTCAGGTTAATGCTTCGTATCTCATGCCAAATCCACCTTGTCCTGCCCGCAATATACTCCCACCTGCCAGCCATAACAGCCAAATCAGCACTACCCCTTTTTATAATGGCATACAGCCAGCTTTCATCATGCGCTCTGGCAACACATGGATAGGCGTAGTCAGCAATCCCCTGAGAAAACAGGCTAGGCGTTATCTCGGTCAGCACTCCGCCCTTGATTTCCCATTCCTGCTGGTTGCCCATGCGAAAGTAAAGCCCGCCCCTGAATACAGTGCTGTTTTTACCAGCATCTTCGTTGGTTATGGTTGTCAGTTCGGGGAAGGCAGAGTAGAAAGCCGTATCAGTTGAGTTATAATAATACGCCCCATCCTCTTTAAGACACCACAGTATGCCTCCATAGTCCCACATATCATTGACATTATAAGCAGCCTCACCACAGGTTACAGCAGCGCCCCATGAACCGCCATTAAGGGGATTGGTAGCTACTCTAAGATTATTAGGTAAATACAGCCGCCACAAAGAAGTGCCAACCGTACAAAACTTGTCCGCCTTGCCGTCAGCCAGATTGCTTAAAGTAAAGGTTTCAGCAGCGACCATGTAGTAATAGAAGTTTGCTTTGCCCTGTCCGATAAATAGATAATCCGCACCGCTAACAGCCATGACAGCAAGCGAAGTTATAGTTGCGGGTAAAGTATCGACATAAGTATATGCTGTTCCAGCGCCATTCAATTTCGCCAGAACATTACCGAAGGCGATATATTGCAGGCTGTTGAAGTCCACGCCACGTATCGGCGCTCCGTTAATCGGAACCAGTATCTCCGCATCATCGTAATAAACGTCTATCGCCGTATCTCTCATAAGGTAAAGTGTCAATTCTGTAGCAGCAACACCCATAGTTTTAGTAACAGATAATTGTTCCCATCCTCCTCCGCCAGTATGATAACTTGAATAAGAAGGAGTAACACCATCATGTATTCCAATACGAGCAGTGCTTACATTGCCCGCCATTGCCCACATCTTGAATGTTACCTTTGTGCCTCGAAAGCTAACAGACGAGTCCAACGTTTGGTATGCACTTGCCCCAGCGCTAACCAGCCAGCTATAAGTACCGCTATACTTCTGAGCAGCACTTCTAGCCCCCCCTGTCCAGCCTGTGGTAAGCTCGCAATTTGCATTGACGATCGTAATTGCTGGATATTGAGGAACAGTTACGGATATTATCTTTGGTCCGGGATAAGCCTTTCCTCTACACCTGCAATCTATGTTCTGGCTTTTCAGGTATCTCAATATCTGGTAAGAGGCATCATCCTCTATCTCAAACTCTAATGCGCCCAATCCCCCGTGAAGGAATCTTTGAGATATTACCTTCTGCACGTCAGGGCTGAGGTTAGCGTAGGATATGTCGCTGGAAGGGTAATTATCAGGCAGCGGAGAACTGTCTGCTCTCATCCATGCCTTCGGACCGCTACTACTTCGAGCCAGCATAAAACCTAATTTTGCTGCTGCATTATTGGTGTAGTAAATATCGTACTTATCCAGAAGTGAATCTACCATGTTAACTCCTTAGTCATAAGCGTTCATGTCGGCCACTTCTACTGGCTTAGGAAGCTGAATCGCACGGAAGTCTGTCAGAGTTTGCTGCCTGTATCTGGCAGCCAGTGCCATAAGAGCCTGATAGTCTCCCGCACTTATGTCGTTACTTTGCTTCAGGTAAAAGTGATAGGCTGCCTCCGCATAGAGCAACTTAACTCGCCTGTCCTCAAGGGTAATGGTATCAGTCGGGTCGGTTACTTCTTCCAATTTGTCTATTGCCTCGATAACCCACAACTGGTCGTCTACCGAGACAGAAGTAGGAAAGTACAACTGTCGTACTCCATCGGCATTGGTGATTACTTCACAATTCGTGTATTGCTTCCGATGTGCGGTCTCATCCATCTTAATGAAAACCCCTGTTACTCTGGCATCGCCTATGGTAGCCCCTAAGCTAAAGTATTTACCAGACTTGGCAGTCACATCAGCATTATCCGTAGTCTTATAAGTATTGGTTAGCACAGCAGTCATGGTAAGCGTCTCGGTGGTAGTGTTAATAGAATCTATCTCGCAATCCTCTGAGGCATTATCATCTGCAACAGTTACTAACTGTCCCGCAAAGAACAAAGTAGAATCAGCAACGATAACATCTGCCTGAGCAGCAGCAGCTTGAGCAGTAAGCAGGCTTAATCCCAGACTCTCAAAGACTATCTTACGGTAAAGACGGTATCCTGCAAAGAGGGAAACAAAGGCATCATTGAGAGCGTCAATAGCATCCTGGACATGACACTTCCATATCTGGTAAGTAGCCCCTATCTTCGGTATCCCGGAGAATACTATTTCAGGGACTGCTATACCTCCGACCTGAGTAAAGTCGGAAATCTTCCTGACATCGCCAGCGCCACCTCCACCAGCACCTCCACTTATGATATAGACCCAGTAGTAGTCATTGAAGAAGTTATCGGAAAAGACGTTAAGCTCCGCATCCTTCAGTGCAGCCGTTGTGCCGTCAGTATCAGCAGTGCCAGCAAACTGGCTGTTCGGGATATAGAGTTGTTTGGTAAAATTCCCGAAGCCGAGTAGTAGAGTCGATAATGCTATTGTCATGTTAGCCTCCTACCAATTATGGCAAGGCTCATCGCCAAGCCCATCTTCTCCAAACTGCCAGCACCCGCTGCCCCATGTAACATTAAGAAGATGGAAAACTCGCCTTGCTGGTTTATCGCACTGCGGGCATATCGCCGATACAGGCATATCTTTCATTCCGCTCTTCACCTCGAAAGTAATCAGGCAAGAATCGCAAGTATAATCGTATTTCATCGGTCACTGTCCTTACCAGAATATTCTATAATGCTGTGTTCCTTACCGCAGACAAAGCATATACCCCGCCATACCTTCGGCTCTACAGGATAGAGTTTGTTTAACGTGCCTCCGCATGAACAATGTTCCCCGATTTCTTTAACTTCCATATTCTCCTCCATGCGCAAAATAATAGATAAGGCAGTATAGCAACGATATAAAATAGTACCGCTATACAAGGAATAGACCGGATGATAATATTATTCAGGATTTTCATTCCTTTCTCCAGTGTTCTTCTTTGTGACGAGACCGTTCAGGAAACTCCCACCTATTGTCTATGCTCATTTGTATAGCTTTTTTGAGGGTTTCTTCAAAACGAACCTGATATTGCGTGTCGGTTTCATACTTTATAATTAAAAGATTCCAAAGAGCCATGTATATCTTCTTGTAGCGGCTATTGGTGTCCTGGGCAAGAAACCAATCTCTTAACTCGACAAGAAGTTTAGCATTTTGCCATGATAGATTTTCTTTGGTTGGTTGGGGCAAGTGGTCACAAAGCTCGACTAGTATTGCCTTACTTGGATTAAGCACCTTGTGTACTAAAATATCAAACCAGGGTTTATGATTCCAAAGTTCTCTCATTACTTCCACCATTGGTCATTCTTTAGTCTATAAGCATGAGATACCCATTCTCCCGCATTAACTATTGTGATAATCTTTTCTATCACCCAATCAAGTCTTTCGTGATAATAAGGGTCGTAATCATATTTGATAATGACATAGTTAAAGATTGCCCTGAGAGCCTTAAATCTCTTGGGGTTATTCTCGTGCTGAAAGAATCCATCTCGGACTTCAATTAAACGATGTGAGTTCGACCATCTGGTGTTTTCTCTAGTAGGCTCTGGTAATTTATCAAATACGCTACTCATAAAGAACACCAGAGGATTGTTCACCTTTTCAGTGATGTATTGATACCAGTGCCTCCCAAAGGTATGCTTCTCATCATCGTTCATTCAACATACTCCGCCCCTGGGGGTTCAATATCCCCCAGGGGAACTAAACTTTATTTAACCGTAACGGACACGATAGCCAATTACGATTAGGTCGAAAATGGGGTCGGTGGTATTTGTTGCTACCTCGCAAGCCACCTCCAGCGTGCTGGTCGCTACATACACTTTGCCACACAACGCTTTCTTTGTGGAGTCATAGAGGTAATCCCCACGCTCAGTCGGGTCGTCTCCAATGACAGTACCTGCGGTAGAGGCAGGGTTAAAACCTGCGATGAACCCATCCTCATCGCTCTCATCTCCTACCACAACATAGTTTGTGGTGCTGCCAACACCAGCAGTAACGACTATTACAAACACATCCGTAATTATCGTGCCTACTGGTATTTCCCATACTTCTACATCGGTAATGCCGTTGGATTGCACCCGAAACCTCTCGGCGAAGGGGTAAACAGACGATGTAGGATTTAACTCCGATAAGGGAGTTGCTGGTTGAGTAGCCATTTTATATCTTCCTCCTGTTTAGATTTTAGTTACTTTTACGCGTTGGCGATACCAATCAGGGCAGCCGCCTTGATTTGGCTGAACAGTGCCAGTGACACGTACCACTTGACACGGGTTCTGGAGGCATCCTTAGTCTCCAGTGAGCCAATCGACTCAACTGTAATGTGTCCAGGGGCAGTCAGTCCGGCCAGAGCACCTTCACCCATCTGGAAAGCGAAAGCCACTGAGTCCGTGCTGTCCATGCCAGCAGTATCCACACTTGCAGAAGTCTCATGGGTATCGAGTATTGCCTCACTGGTATAGATAGATACGCCATTCCAGTCCTGCGCCCAGTTCCCGAAGGCATCTTTAGTCGGAACGGCAAGCCCGCCCGATGTTCGAATCAGGTCGTTTATCTTGCGCCGTGTCCTCTTGCTGCACAGAATCATGCCTGGCTTCCCACCCTTTACCATGTCAATAAGGACATCAATTTCGGATAGTGTCAGAGTTCCACCAGTCGCAACACCGGTGCAGGGTCTCACATAGACGCTGGCCGTGTAGATATCAATGAGCTTGGCGATACCGTCAAACTGTTTGGCGGCTGTTGCAGAGTTGCCATAGATGAACTTGTCCTCGAACTCATGGCGAAGTGCTTTGGCCTTTAGCTCAATGACTGCCGCCTCGAGGTCTTGAACGTTGCTGCGGGTCGCCTTGAGGAAGTTATCCACATCGGCATCGCCGCCCATGATTTTCAGGGATGCGGTTATCTGTGAGAAGGTCGGTGTTGACTCTACCCAGGGGTCGCCCACATCGTAGAAGTCAATAGTCGGGAGTGCGCTCTCTCTATTGTAGGTCAGGCCGTTGCCGACAATTTCAATAAAGGGAAGCATCTGGAGGATAGGAGACTCCTTAGTTATAGTCTCAACTATCCCTTCAAGTAAGACATCATTTGAAAGTTTTGATGCCTCTGATACAGTCATAGCCATTTTACTTTACCTCACTTAGTTTAGATTTTATTCGTTGTCGTGATGTGCCTGGATACCACGCTTGATTTTCTCGGTTGGCGATAAGTCCTTCCAGTCCTGCACATGGCCAGTAGTGGTTGTTATCACAGGAACTTTCTTCTTAACCTTATCAGTATCGGTCTCACCAGGCTTTGCTATGCGCATGGCAGATACTTTGGTTTCAATGGCTAAGGTTGTCAGTTGTATGGCACTGGCTCTGTCTCCTTTGTTTGCTGCCTCCCATGCTGGTTTGAGTGCCTCGTCATTGGGAGGTAGATTGATAGCTCGCCCCGCCACTTTTTCCGCAACCTGTACCAATGTTCCCATGTCCTGCCCGATAGCACGGACTCGATCAATCCGCTTTCTATCATCTTCCTGCTTTTGCTTTGCCTGTTTCACCCTGCTGCTCAAGTCCTCATTGTCTACCGCATTTTCACTCAAGATGTCAGTTATCAGGGACAGTGTCTCACCTTGCTGCGAAACTGTCTGGCTCACCTGATTGATGGCTGAGTTGATTTCGGAGTAATTCAGCCTCTCCTGTTTGAGCGATTTCATTTCATCGGTAGTCTGCCTGTGCATCCCCTCAAGCGTCTTGTACTTTTGTTCCCAGTTCTCTACTTTGGTTTCGCCCTTGCCTTTGGCTGGCTCAGGCTCTACAACTAACTCAGGCTCTAGTTCAGGAGTAGTAACCTCTGGAGTTATGTCGGCTTGCCCTTCCACAGTTTCGGCTTTGGTTTCGCCCTTAGTTCCCATTGGATTGTTGCCTCCTTCTTGGTTTCTGTGTTTTACCATTGTGTCACTTACGACATGCTGAATACTCATATTTTTATGTTCTCCAATGCATTATTAAATCCATACTTCCTCCGCTCTATTATTTCAGGCGGTAAATATTTGGAAGCAATTGCCATAACATGGCTTTTTCTTATATCTTTATTCACTTTCTCGGAAATGGGTATTCTTAAAAATGTGTTGATTACCCCCTCTGTTGCATAAGGCAAAAATACCTTAACCCCACCAGAATTTCTATCTAGTGGTTTCAAATGTTTTTCTTCTAAATCTAAGATAAATCTTCGGAAAGTTTCATCACTTGGCTCTTTTTGATGCGGATAATAACCACAATCAAGTTCATCTATACAGTCTGTGGTAATAACTTTATCTGTATACTTTGAAATATACTTGAAGAGTAAACGCACCCCTACATCGCCTTGAAGATCACCATCTAATTTAGAAGATTCAATCTCTTTATCTATTGGGATATAGACCATATGAGTTACTTTATATTGACTAGCAATTAACTTGGAATAATAAGCATCAGGATGGTCTAAAGAACTAGCGATTGTGTAGCATGTAATAAATGAATACACTCGACTCATAAATTGTAAAGCGAGGCTAGAATCAACACCTCCGGATAGACATAGGTTGGCACAATTAGTCTCTACTACTGCATTACACATAACTTGCTCAATCTCATCAAGTGTCGGTCTTTTATAGATATAATCCCAATTCTGTGGATAAACTATCATGTTACCACTCCTTGGATTTCTGTTTGAGTGTCATGCCTTCGAGCATCTGCTTTGGTTTTATTCCACTTTCAATAGCATCTTCATCACTCCAAACCACATCCTGATTGGGTTCTAGCCCTGTTATAACATGGTAATAACCGTCTCTAATTTGCTTACCATTTAAAAAAGCCCTACCAGACTTCACAAGTAAATGTTCCAATTGAAACATATTTGCAATATGGTCATAGAGCATGCAGTGAAATATCAGTTCTTTACCATCATCATTATTGATATGGTGAATCAGGTATTCGTAGTCGTCAATTGGTAAACCTTTTTCCTGAACCATATAGCCTCCTTAATACTTATTTCTTATCTTGCGATTGATCGCATCGGTATTCTCGGTTTTGCGGCAGCCACTTGTGTCCCCTGCGGCATCGTCTGCCCAGTCAGTCTAGGTATCATAGTTAGCGGTAAACCTCTTTGCTGAAGCTCTTTTGTGGCAGTCATCATTGCCATCTGTGTCTGAGGAACAGTTACCCTACCCATTAAGAGAAGCCAGGCGTCAACGGTGGGATTAGCCCTGCGGTATGCTATCCTCTGTTTGGCCTCAATATTATAATACTCGTCAACAATATCTCTCCCCTTCGTCTGTAATTCCGCCAGCTTCTTTGCTAATGGAGGTAGAGAGTCAACCCACGCGCCCTTGTTTCTTAGAATATAGGAGCGTTTTTCACTGTCGAGAGAATCCAGATAAACGGTTGTCTTAGCTTCAGTAGCATCCCAGTCAGGCACACCGCCCACAGTTACAGGGTTATTCCGAATATCCCAGTATCTTGACAGTGCGGCATCTTCCGGCTTTTCATTCTCGGATTGCCATTTAGATATATCCTTAGCCCTATCGTGGTCAAGAAATGACTGTAAATAATTCTCAGTCCATTTAGTGCCTGAGTAAACACGCCTGAGATAGTCTTGCTGGTTGAGATACGTCTTATAATCAATTACGCCAGAGACAAGTCCCTGAGCAGCATCTTCCAACATAGAATGATAATCTGCCTCCGCCTGTCGGCTGGCAGATTGCATCGCTATCTCATAATCCTCACCACTTTCCCATGTCATGTTTTCCCTAGCCTCTGTCTCTTTGTCTGCGAAGTCGAGGTATTCCTTGCGGATAGTGCCTTTCTGCTCCTGGTTCAAGCTATCCCATGATGTATCAAACTTCTGGTTGGCATAGGTATCACGCATATCCGCAACCTTAGTCCACTCACTGGTAGGGTATGTTCTAAGCCCAAATAACTCAGCCCCGAAGCGTTTGAACTTGCCTTCTTCTTCACCAGGATTACGAGTTATCAGATTTTGTCCGGCAATGGTTAGAAAATGCGTACCCAGTGTATCCATCCAGTCTCCTGGTGAATTAATGTTGCGGCCCAGATAGTCCTTCCGCTCTATTATCTCTCTGCTGAGACTTGCCAGTGGCGAAGACTTACTCATCCAGAACTTTAGAAAATCGTTATCCCGCCAGTTCAGGGAAAGCAATTTCTCAGGGTCTTGTTCTGCGGCTGCTGCTACGCTCACCATCATCCTGATTGCAGAATACCAAAAGCCAGGTAAACCGATTACGCTGTTGCCTATCTTGAATGACATGAACCCAGCACCATCACCGCCCAGTGCTTTCGGAGCAGGGTTAAGTTTTGGTTCTTGCCCTATCAATTCGGATAATCCCACGTATCCCAATAAGCCAGCACCTAGCATACCAGCCAGTGATTTTCTTACCTCACTAGCAGTCATACCACCTCTTAAAGTATCTCTCAATATCATCAGATAAGCTCTGGTATAGTTAGGAGAGAATAGACCTGCGCTCAAAAGGGCTTGCTTTGTTGCACTCACCCCCAAAGTTGAAGGGTCAATCACACCCGTTATCTTATTGGCAAATTCGGCAATTTGCCTCATGCTCCAGCCAGCTTCCAGAAAGGACTTCTCGCCATACTTGATAATGTTAATTCTGGCAGCAAGGCTACCAGCACCGAAAGCCTCGCCTGCTCTGCCATAACTCTGGCGGAATATCCAACCAACAGGACCCCCCGCTACAGGTATTTTTTTAATGTACTTCTGTATAATGTCAGGGCGGGCATAATCTACTAACCTATCCCCTGCCAAACCATGTAAGCCGAATCTATTCAATAAATCAGCGTTCGCAGCTCGCAGTTCGTTTTGATACCCCGGCTTATAGAGAGTTTTAATAAAGCCTTTGGTTAAATCAAGAAAAGCACCAGACTTCTGCAACCTGCTCCATTTCTGAACATCATATCCCAGAGCCAGCGGCCCTTGAATGAAGATGAGTGATGCGTCAAGAGCAGCGGTAAGTGTAACCCCAATTCTGGCGGCTGTCGAAGCTGTTGAAATTATAGGATTTACCTTCTCTGGAGTAAACAGTCTATTTACATCATCGGCTATCTGCCTCCCTGAAACTCCCCACTCCGTTTTGGCGGGAATAATAACATTCTGCCATCCAGGTAGATTTGTCAATCTACCTTCTAGTAGAGAGGTATTCTCTGCGGCTACCTTTGCTTTCCTGTATGCTGGCATACCTTTAGCCTTTTCAATCCTGAGAGATGCTATCCGGTTCTTAACGTCCTGCATTAAACTGTCAAGTGCCTGGTTTCTCTCTGCTTTGTTCAATTTGTATGTATTAGCATAAAGCTGTTTAAGGAATCTTATCTGCTTTCGGGTACTCACGCCGATGCTGTCCAGAGCCAACTGTATTTCGTTCTGAGTAATCTTCTCCCCAATGGCAGGAACAGGCGGTGTCCTGACTTCAGTTAACGGCTTTTTTGCATTTGCTTTCAGTCTTATCTCAGTAATAGCTTCACGGAATCTACTTTTAGTTATGCCTGTTTCGAGCATAACTTCAGCCGAAAAAGCATTTAATACCTCATCAAATTCCTTATCGGTAATGTCCAGTGCATTTCTCAGCTTCTGTCCGAGTTCAGGGAACCGTCTCTCTATAGCTGCCACTGTAGAGCCAGCAGGGACTTCACCCCTCTTAACACTGGCAATAAGCCTCTTAACCCCTGGGTTCTTTCTTAAAAATACCTTTGTCTCACCGGTTAGTTTATTAGGTTTGGTTGCTTTAATAACGCCACCACCAAGATACTTGATACTCTCATCAATCTGCTTTATGCGGTCGTCAATATCGCCACCCATTCTTTTCATTCGCTGAGTCGGTGTTTCATAAGGAATCTTGAGAATATCCAACTGGCGCTTAACGCTCATCTGGTTATAAACACCTTTGCTATAAAGTGTAAGAGGTTGAACGGGGTCAGGCTCATATCTAAACCCCAGTTCAATGGCTTTCTTTTGAGAGTTGGGGCCAGTGAATTTACGAGGTTTATCCGCAGCTATCTTACCTCCCATCGAACCACCCGCTCTTGGCTCACCACTCCATAATTCTCTGCCAGTCTCTAAATCATATTGAGCGATAACACGCCTGGGGAATTTTCTATCAACTTCAGCAGTAGCAGGTAAAACCTCATCAAGGTTTTCAACAGCGTTTTGAGCGTGCAATTTCCGTGTAGCCTTTAATTCAACTTGTGCGGCCTTAATCCACAGTTTTCCTTCTTGCCCTCGAACTGAATTATCAATAATATATCTTTCAGGATATTCTAGAATGTCCCCTAGATACATGGAATCACCTTTTTCTCCAGGTCTAATCCAACGTGCAGTTACCTTTTCCTCGAAGGGTAGGTTCGCCCGCCCTTCCACAGGCATCTTCCTTAGCTCAAATACCTGTTCCGCAGTCCCACGCCTGTTAATGATAGAGGCTTGCTGCTGCACTATTGTATCAGAGGCGAGATTGTCATTGGCGCTGATAACTTTCCGAGCCATCTCCGCCTCATTCCACGCTTTATCAATTTTATATCGCTCTATCTGTTTTGTAGTAACAGCTAATCCTTTTGATGGTCGTAGCAAGTTAGGGTGAAGTGATTTTGTCTCCGCCAGCATCTCATCAACGTTTTGTAGCCCCGGCAATTCTCTCTCAGTATATGCTGTGACTTTTTTTATAACCTTGCCCGCTTGCTTAATGGGTACTGAGATAATCTTACCCATGAGTTTTTCAGCAGCTACATAAGGAGTCAGCACTTTGGAAGCAGCCTGTCCAACTTTGCCCAACTTACTCAAGCCACCAGCGATGCTACCAGCCGAAGGTATTAAGAACCAGGGTAGTATCTCCAAAGTTCCTTTAAGGAATTTAGGAGCCTTCCATTCATGGTAAGCCTCAGCATATTCACCTTCAGGGAATAGAGCCTTAATATCATCCCACGTTAGCTCACCAGGAGTGATCTGAGGCGCCAATTTTGACCACCAGGGCATTGTCGTTAGCTCGACAAGCGGATTAATGGCATAATCCTGCACATATTCAAAAGGTTTGAACGCCCAACTCAATCCTTCAAGTGCCGCTAAACCAATTTGCTTTCCCGCTTCACCTAACTGCGCTCCTCTCGTTGGGGGAGTTGGCAAAGATTGCACTGTCTCTGGCTGGTAAGTGCCTAACTGCTCGTTACCTCTTAATATTGTGTTGGTGCTGGTATCTACCAAAGCCTCAACATCCTGTCCATACTTATCTTTTACAGTAATAGGCCGATACCTCACTGCTCCCCACGATTGAGGCGGAGTGAAGCCAGCCTGAGCAGGTGATGGTTGAGCTTGAGGCTGTGCCTGCCCGCTTGGAATTGTTTTATATGTTGTGTAAATATTTCTAAGCTTTATACCATCAGGCATTTAATTACCCCCACTGTTGCGGTATGGCGTATGTTCCTGTAGTGCCGCCACCGCCTCCATAGTAACTCTCACCTACGGACATGAAGTCGCTCCATGATATTCCTTTGTCTTGAAGATAACTAGCCATCTGATTAAGAACATCTATCGGTATTCTGGTAAGTTGAGCACGTGATACTGGGGACAGGTAAGGATAATCGCCCAAAACCGAGATACCGTATTGACTCAAACTTTCACCTAACGCTTTGGTGTCGGTAGCGGTCGCTACTGGGAGGTTCCCTATAGGGAATACCTGCCTGCCTGTCTGTGGACCCATAAAGGACTTCAACCAGTCATCCCATGTTATTTCCTTCTTATTCCTGGCCATCCAATCCCGCCATGCTTGCGGTGTCGTTTGTTCTTTCAGCCATACGTCAGCTTCTACCTCTGCTCCCAATTTTGCTGCATCTTCAGGAGACATAGCACTTTCGACTTTATTCAAAGCATCAGCGTACGGATTACCGCCACGATAACCAGACTCCGAACCACTAAGATATAAATCTGCCAACTGAGTAGCCTTTTCACTATAGTTTTCAAAGGTTACATCCTGTAGGATAGCATCTTCCTTCGCCTTGAGGTCTGCCGTTGTTTTCTCTTGCTCTGCCATAGCCCCCGCATTAATAGCACTCTGTCGGAAATGTGCCAGTCCCTCTTCGGTCTCTCCTCTCACCTCTGCGACAGTAGATTCTCCAATAACTCCTTGCCCGCCACCTTGCGCATAGGCCACATAGACTACCGTATTTGGATTAGCAGTGAACAACGTAGCTATGTCAGCAGTGGACAACGGTTTGCCAGACTCATCCATTATAAGTGCCCCCCCGTAATTTGCATCTTGCGCTTGCGCAGCAGCTTCTTCATCAGTATAGGGCATACCGGTAATCGGATTTGTCTCAGGCAGTCCTATAAACGGCACATCCTTTTTGGATTCTTTCAACGAATTAAAGGCGTTCGTAATCTCACCCGGCATCGGTTTTATGCCGAGAGCATCTAATGCAATCTTTTGCTGGGAATATTGTTTCTGCCATTCAGGTGATAGTAACGAAATATCTATCTCCGGCAAAGGCCGTACATTGCCTTGTTCCGCTTCCTTACGCCAATCTTCTAACTGCTGCCATGCGGCATACTTTTCATTGAAGGCAAGCACTTCTGGTGTCGGCTCTTGAGGGACATACATAGAGGGTTGCTCAGCAAAAGGTGGTAGGGTTGCACCTGGTGATTGAATAGGCATCCCAGTTTGGGGGTCAAATCCTTGTGGGTATGGGTTGACACCCCATCCTTGCCACGCATTACGCAATTTATCTATTCCTTGACCTATTTGCTGTGGCAATTGCTTGATTTCAGGCCACTCCCAGATTGGAGGTTGCTGCATTTTCTCCCAACGAGAAGGCGGACTTGGTCTGACTTCTGCTAGTGGCGCAGATGGTTGATTCCTCTGCTCTCCTGGAGACGGCGTATTATAGCCAGCCCAGAAAGCCTGCAATACGGGGTCTTCCGCAGGATTATAAGCTGTACCTGGTTCAGTTGACGGCCCCGATGTTTGTGGCTCACCTCCATAAGTCCAGCCACCTCCACTGCTCCATCCCCATCCTGTGCTATTACTATCAGGCATAGTTACCACCTCCGATGAGCGGAAAACTCATTTAGAAAATCTGTTACCCCTTGCTGTCCATATTGCTGGTAAAGTTTATTTAATCCGTCAGGTGTTAAATTCAGAATAGCCTGTTTCACCGCAGCATCATCCTGCTTCGGCATCATATCGAAGTCAGGCAACAGGTTCTCAAGTTCGCTGGCTGTATCGTCTATTCTTGACTTCAATATCTGGCTGAGTTCTGCTTGATTTTTCTTTTCCATACTATTGTCCTACTCTGCCCTGTTTCGCTACCTGTCTCCTTCCGATAGCATGGGCAAGCACATCTTCAGGCAACTGGTTCTCTGAAGCACCGCCCTGTGGGATTCCAGAAGATTCAGCTTTTCTACCAGCGCCAGCCTCACCTTCTGACATAGCCTGCTCTACTGCTAATGCTGCCTGCTCCCCTTCTTTCGCCCTGATAGCCTTTACCGCTATCATTCTCTGAATAGCAGGATGCTTACTTAGCGATTCAGCGTCAATCCGTATTGCTTCTTTTGCAGGATTCTTTATCATCGGATTAAGTTCCAGTGCCGTCTGTCTCGATATATCGCCACCCTGTCTTAGTCTCTGTAATATCAAAGCTCTATTAGCTGCTGCCTCTGGCGTGGTAGCGTCAAATTCCACAGATACCCTATAAGCGCCATCGCAATCATCGGGGTTAAGCGTGATAACGCCGTTAGTCCCCCAAATCGGCACTTCTTCTTTAACCACATCACGTATAATTATCCTTACTAAATCGCATGAGCGTGAGAATAGAGTTTGTAAGTTCTCCAACGGGATACCGAACTCTAACCTGGCCTCGCCTATCATCAGAGCCATCGGATATCCGGAATCCACTCCTGAAGGAGTTTCGCCTCGTAACACCTGAGGTTGAGACTTTCCGAGCATGGAATTATGGACTGATATCGCTTGCATTATTCCAGCGGGCAGGTTGTTGGCTGCCCATACCACCTTAGCTATCTCTCCCTGAAAATCGCCAGTATAAGTAACCTGTCCAGGTTTTGGCACTAAAGCCTTGCCGCCTTGCTCATAATCTTCTCTATTACCAGGAAGCAGGAGCATCGGTAAGGAAGCAAATGCCTCCGCCTTATCTAAGTAGGCAAAGTCCCTACATTGCTGCATCAATAAGTCTATGCTATGCTGAAATATCCCGACTGCCAGGCTTTCAGGCGAGTTATTCTCATCCCGATGTCCGAACCCTGAATAGACGTGCTCGTAAGGAACGCAGCGATAAGGATTCTCCTCAACACCATCGGTAACAGGAGTACCGTCAGCTATAAAGCAAAGAACCTCATCATCCCAGTATTCAGTAAATACTACAGGGACATTACTTGCTGCTCCAGGCTTCCACTTCGGCCAGATGCGGTGAACCTGCCCTGCCGTTATCGTGTACTGCTCAATCATATCTGTCGGCCTACAATCTATATGGTCTGCGGAAGGATAGCAGTTGCTTGGCTCTCTGGCCATTATCTTTAACGGCATACGCTCCAGCATGACTTGTTCTCTTTTTTCTTTATCAGTTACAGCAGCGCCAAGCATATTCTCATCCCAGACTATCTTTATAAAAGCCTCTCCCTTAGTACCCAAGTCCTTTGCAGCATCCCTGAGATAGTTAGTTGTCTGCTGCATATTCCATCTCATCAGTGCTTCATAATACTCCTGCTGTATCACTGCCCTCTTGATGTAGGGGTTTTTCTCCTTGAAAGGAATTACCTTGACCGTTGGATTAGATAAAGGTAAGTGAGATACAAAAGTATCTACCATCTGGCGGGCGGTAGGCAACTTAACCTTCTTGAACTCATCGTGAATTTTGATACTGTATTTCAGGTTATACCAGTCCTGCTGCAATTTCTGGTTAGTGCGCAAAGTGCGGAAACGAGACACCCTCCTCCCGCTAGCTTTATCCCCAACCATCTCTTTAATTTCTCTGAGGGTGATAGTCATAATCTCTATCTCCTAAATATCTATGGAACTGACACTGCTTTTTCTCGGTCTTATCCCCAGTCCGAAGTGGCTTACCATCGCATAAATCAAACCCTTGGTTGCATGGTTATGCTTATCTTCTGGCTCAGGCGATAGAATAGTTCCCTTGCTGTCCATCTTCATGCGCCAGATACCGCCCTGGTCGATTCCTTCAGGCGGTTTGCATACACCCAGTTCACTCAATATGCCCCTGCACCGACTGCTGATATGGACTTGCGGCAAGCCAGTAAGAGGATGCGGTCTTAGGAAAGTCCTCATTCTGTTTACACCATCGCTTATCGGGTTTATCCGCCTGCTGTCAAGCGATAATCCACCCCAGTTCGTATCACTGTTGGGAGTTTTCCAAATCATGTAATCAGGCTGTGAGCCGTGATGCTGTTTGGATGCGATGTCAATAGCCCCCGACTTGATAAGGCCGGCGTAAGGCTTTCTAGCTACCATTTGTATTATCTGGTCTGTGCCCAGATGCTGCTCGTAAATCTCATCAAAGACATAAGTTTCATCGCCGATAAACTGGATAAATTCCACCGCATAGACAGAGGGAAAATAGCCAGGATCGATACCAAGAAACACATCTTCCTTTGTATCAAGCCTGAAGTCGCCAGTATGCATAATTGCCTTGAACTCCGGTAACACAACTCCTCTTGGTTTAAGAGGCACACCTCCGTATCTCTCCTGGAATCTCTCGGGGCCGAGTATGTTTTCA